AGTTGGGGTGATTGCAACATCAGCAGCATCTTCCCATGCCCTAGCAGCCTCTGACTGACCTACTTCATCACCACCATACATTCTTCGATGTAATGGTGCGCTATATCTGTTTATGCCAACTTCATTTGTAGGCATATGAATGATGCCCTCTTCTGCCAACTTACGAACTGGGTCTTTAGCTGTTCCCATTTCTTTTTTGACATAGTTCTTTAAGTTGCTATCAACCCATTTGTTGAGAGCATCCATTTTCTCCAATGTGTCTATTTGCTCCACAATGTTGCGTCTTGAGCCCTCTTGCATACCTTCAAGCACTTCAGGTGTGTAACGCTCATTCATTTGTCGAAGAACATCGCCTGTATCATTGCCGCCTGCAGTATTTCGCTTTAATGGTCTTAAATCTGTATCCAATGTGCCTTGCATCCAATTGCCACCAACAGGCTTGATCACATTGGACTGCGTGTTCGCACCCATTCCCAAAGCCATCTCACGGGGTAGACCGCCTTGTTCCAAAGCACCCCTGACAACTGGCTCCATGCGACTCTCAAGCGCTCTACCAGCCTTCACTGCACCCTTACCTGCGGCTCTTGCGGCTTGGGATGTACCTGGGCCTGTCAAGAACTGCAAGGCCATCGCCTCGGGCAAGATGGGCGGTATCTTGTACTCAGTCTCAAGCTTCTCAAGGAAGTCGCCTATGTCCTGTGCGTACTCATAAGCCAAGGGTTGTGTAGGCTTGTACATGTTCTCAGCGATGTACTCTTCAGCGGCTTTACCGCCCTTTGTAATGGCTGTAGGGATTGAAGCAACGGATTGAGCTAGGGCTGAACCCATCAACCTACCAGCCTGTAAGCCACCAGCAAGCTTCTCAAGTGGGGATCTGTCAGCCTGCACTTGGCGCATGAGGTCAGCGTCACGTTGGGTAATGCGTCTGTTCAGCTCTCGGTTCTCTTTAGTAGGAACGCTAAGGTCAACCGTTCCAAGCTTAGGGATGAACTCGCTGTACTGCGGAAGTTCCATCGCACGTTCATCATCAATGAACGGCATTGGCTGAGCCGACTTGAAGTTCTTAGCCTTGATGTTCCCAACTCGTGGGTAGAACGCTGGTTTGTTTTCGTCAGCCATGGCTTATCCCGCTGAGTTGCTGTTAGCCCAATGATACCTTGGGTATAGCCATTCGTCCATCATGCTGAGTATGGGTTCTCAAGCTTGCGTCTACCGCTATCAATGTAGTCATCCATGTCATAGTCCTCTCGAGGTGCTCCATCAATGTCTAGCCATCCAGCATCACGCAGAAAGCGAAGCCCTTGAGTACAGGCATCCACGAAGTCATCATGCGTCGAGTCGGGGAATGAGCAGATCTGAGACACGAAGCCCTCAGCCCAATCCTTGACGTAGCCTTTCCTGACACCGCTCTCAGGTATCCACACTCGCCCAGCGGCAATGATGTTGGACACAATGTTCAGCCTCTGTATCTTGTCGGCTCGCCCTGGGTTGTAGGCCCGGACAGGCAAGTGGCCTCGCTGCAAGTCTTGTATAAGAGCTATGCCTGCGGACTTGTCCTCCACAAGGATCAGGTCAACCCGCTTCTTGTTCTTGCCCTCGCCATAGACCACGTCGTACTCCTCAATGACCTTGGGTCTCAGGTCAGGGTATTGCAGGCGGTCTTGCCAGCAGTCGATCACCATGGCCGACATTGGCCCGTCAAGCGGCTTGAACACACCGAAGGTGATGGAGGCCGTAGGATCATTGACAGTCTTCTCAGAGCTGGCGCAGTCATAGCTTTGCAGGATGTACTCAAACTTAGGGAACTCTTTGTTGGGAGCCCATAGCTTGAACATCTCACGCTTGACAATGCCTGACTCCTCGGGGTCGATCAGCTCAGCATGGATCTCTTGGCGGCCAATCTTTGTACCCTCATAGGCAAGGATCTGCTTTTGAAAGCTTGGAGCAAGGTTGGCTAGGTTCACATAGGTCGAGGCGGTAGTCAGGGCTACATCATCCCCTTCTCGGCCTACTAGCTCCACAATCAAGTCCTTGGGTCTCGGTGTGGTTGTGGCAATGATCTGAGTGCGGTTGTCAGCCTTCTTCAAGCGGACAGCGAACTGAATGTTGTACCAAGCCTCATCAAGGTAGTCCCAAGCGGCCAACTCATCGAGCCAAGCCCCATGGTATTGGCCTCCACGGAAGCGATCAGGCTCAGAGGCTGAGATGCCTTTGATCAGGCTACCATTGACCAAGGTGATCTCATGCAGGGCTTTGTTGTAGTCTTGGATCAGGATCTGAGGGATCACAGCGATCAGCCCTGACTCACCCTCAAAGCAAGTGGCCCGGACATCCATAGAAGTAGGAGCGGACACTAACCACCTCGTACCAGGGTTCTCCCATGCCCACCACCAAAGTTGCTCCGCGGCTGTCCTAGTTTTACCCGCGCCCCGGCCAGCAAGCATGAGCCAAATAGACCACCACTCACCTTGGGGTAGCTTCTGATGATTGAATGCGCCTGAAAGCCATTTGATGCGAGTGGCATAGGCTGCACCATGGTATGGACCTAGACTCTTGCGGAGCTCCTCGTCCTGCAGGATGTCGAGCACTTCCTGTTCAATGACAGCGGTCATTCGGCAATCCGGATCAACTCGAGTCGCTTGACCGCCACATCCATCATGTCCCTGACATTGACATCAATCAAAGTCATGTCTTGAGACTGTTCAGCTTGCTTGTGCTCACCATACTTCTTGGGAGCCATCCGAGCGGCAGTCCACTTGCGGGTGTCAACTCTCAGCTTCATCCATGCCACATAGGTAGAGTCGAACTTGACCTCAATCTGCTCACCATTCTTGCCAGTCACATAGCTAAGCTCAGGCGGTTGATCAACAATGTCAATCAATTGATCGAACTGAGTCTCAGCCTGAATCTCACGCGCACGGGCGTATTGGTCAAGAAAGTCAGGCTTGCGAGACAACCAAGTCATCACAGTCGCCAAGCTTGGGATGTGCTCATCTAAGCAGATCTTTCTTAAGCTCTCTCCTAATCCTAGCCTTACGCATATCTCGTTAGCTATCTCTTCTGAGTACTTGGATGGTCTGCCCATCTTTGTCTCTTCTTTCGTTTGCGGCTCACCTGTCACATCTGCGACATCATCGCTGGGAAGACTCTTTGGTTTCTTTGCCATCATTGGACTCCTTTAACGCAAAGTTTAACGGATGTTTGGCTTTGTATGCAATCAGTCCTTCAATCCCCTCATGATTCTTCTATCCATGTCTTTGATGGTTAGCTTGAACTCTTTGTTTTGGCTTTCTAGTTTCGCGGCTTTTACAGTGATGTGTTTCAGCTTTGACTCAAGCTCTTGAACCTTGGTCTGTAGCTCTATGATGGCTTTGTTTGCCAACTCAGGGTTTTGTTCTATCCATTCTGGCGCCCAAATCTCTTCGGTCATTTCTTCATGCCCCTGACAAATGCCGCAAAGCTAGCCATGGTGTCTTTCTCGAAAGCAGTCATCTTCTCAAACTCCCTTGCTACCTCCTCAAGTACCTCATTTCGGTCAACAGGAATCATGAACTTCTCTTTTGGAAAAGCATCTCGGTAGCTTAGGTATTCTTGAATGTCGTCGTCGTCGTCTTTCATGTGTTTTTCTCCTTGAGTTTGGCTTCAATGGCTCGGTAAAAACTGCCCCAACCATCCATCGACTCAATCCATTGCCTCCATAATTGATGTTGCTCCTCATCTGTCAGCCCTACCCATGTGCGTTGTGGTTGCATCTTGCCTACCAACATTGCTGTTGTATCCATGGCACTTTTGTACTGATCTTCTAGCTTGGTGATTTGGTCAGTCATCCACTTAATCTGCTCTTCATGCGTCATGCTTTGCTCCTTTTACCGCGGCGTCTATCCTCTTGCCAATCCATGCAACTACAGGCACGGCCCAGGAATTACCCAAAGCCTTGTACCTTGGCCCATCAGGCGACTCGGCTGCCTTACGCCATGGGATGTTGGTGTAACCATCGGGAAAGCCCTGGAGACGTTCACATTCCATTGGTGTGAGTCTACGTACGGCCATGCCTACACGAACTGCTCCTATGCTTTCGGTCACACCGCCTTGTGGGCTTTTCAATGTTTGCGTCAAATTGCCTGTTTCACATAGGTTGTATGAGTCAATGCCAATTGCTTGAGTATTTGAGTCAGTAATTGGCACATGACCGCCACCAGTACCCATTGCACTTGTCAAGGTTGGGGCTTGATCTATGCCGATCCCCGCATTTGGATGCTCTCCGCCAATGCATACAGGCAACTGATGAGCAACTGCATGGCTATGTCCCTTGGTCAAGGTGTAGCTTGGCGCACCAGGAACAAAGTCACCCATGCTATGGTTCTCATTGGCTCGGCCCAGGTGATTCATGCTGTCAATTGGGATGGGCTGAATAATGGCCGCACCGCCTTGATGCATAGCGGGGTTACTGCCTGATGCATCAATTGTTTTTGAGATGTGAGCATCTGTGACATGGATATCATCTTTTAACTTGCCTTTGCCGGGTGCAATGTTGAATGCAACCGCTACTTGATTGTCACCAGCTTCCGCCCTAAGCGCAGGGGACAAACCGGGTTCTGCATCACCATAGCCAAGTCTTTTCAGCTTTCCTGGCTCAAATGCAATAGGCTGAGCGATCACATGACTTGGGCGACTTGGTCTGTTTTCGCCTTCAGCTCTAAGTGTTCCAGCCTTGTCATCCTCCATCCAATAACCTTGACCGCTCTCTCTCATTGCAATCGGCTGAGCCACAGCGATGCTTGCCTGACCACCGCTTGATCCACATCCAAGGCCATGGGTTGTTCCGTCTGTGCTTGAGATTGGGTCTTGTGTCGGGTGAAAAGCGATAGGCATAGCCACTGCAGGAGGGTGAGCTCCTGCCGCTAATGGGTGGCATGGATCGCCAGCTTGAGGCTTACTGTAGTTAGATGGACTTGTAATTTGAGTTGTGTCAAATGGAATTGGCTGAGCCACTGCATGGCTATTTGTTTTGGTTATTGTGAACATTGCCTCGCCTTCTTCGCCAATGCCACAGCCTGTAGATGGATCAGCTTCGGGGCTTCTAAAACAGTTCATGCTATTCAAAGGTATTGGTTGCATCACAGCTATTCCGCCTTGGTTCTTACTTGGGTTAGGGTCAAATGTGTCGATTGTCTTAGCCAAGTCAACCTCGCGGCATCCGCTATGAGGGTTCTTGGACTTCATGCTATTGCTTGACAGGCTATCAAAGGCATAGGCCACCGCATGATGGTCACCCTTGGTCAGGGTGTTCATTGGGTCACCAGGTTCGCCAATTCCAAGTCCATTACCTTTGCCCATAGTCTTTTCCCCATTTTTGCCTGCATGGCGTGTTGCTTGATCATGAATTGGAATTGGTTGAGAAACTATTGGCATATTGCCACCACCTGTACCCCATCGGGATGTCACGGTTGAGCAGACCTCGCCCATGTCTTTGATTCTGCTATCGGCAGGATGGTTCTCATAGACGGCCAAGGGCTGAGCCAAGAATGTTTCGCTACCGCCTCCGGCCACACCGCCCGAACGCTTGATAGTTCCGCTCACATTAGCCTCTCGGTATTGAGCAAGACTGCTTTCATAGAAAGACTTGACAGGAAGTAAATGCCCACTTGCGATGGTTTGATGGCTCATCTTGTTGCCACCGCATTCGGTATCCAAAGCACCAACAAGCTCTTGAACCACAGGAATCATCTTGGCCGAAATCTTGTTCATGCCATCTGTCCCTGCATCTTTGTAGTCCCGAGCCGAGAGCGGACCTGATAGCTCTACTCCGCAATCATCTCTTCCTTGAAGTCCACCGCCACTGACTCGAGGGCTGACTTCAGCGCTGGTGGTAGGTCTTTGCCCCTCTTTTCTGCTCGGCGCAATATCCCTGCGCACGCCCTCGAACTCAAAAAGAATCTCTGAGGGATCAAGGTCATCTCTAGCACTTGCGATAACGAACACACGTCTGCGTCGTTGGGCCACTCCGAAATATTGGGCGTCGAGGACTCGCCACGCGACTGTTCTCTGGGGGCCATACACACAACCTGCGTTCGACCATTTATCCCCTGATGGGATGAGTGGATCATTTTCCCCGGCAAGCGCCCCAAGAAAGCAGCCGAAAGCGTTGTCTTTTGTGTTGAGTACTCCTGGGACGTTTTCCCAGAAGATGATTGCTGGATCATCTCGTCGAACAGATCGAACATGGTCAATTGCATTTGCGATACCTACGAATGTGAGTGAAAGATTACCCCTAGCATCATCTAAGGAGTTGCGAAGACCAGCCACAGAGAAGGCTTGGCATGGAGTACCACCACAGAACAGGTCTGGGGCTTCTACCTCACCCGAGAGAATCCTCTCAGGTAAGAGCGTCATGTCGCCATAGTTTGGGACATCAGGGTAGTGGTGCTTTAAGACCGCACAAGGGAAAGGCTCAATCTCCGATAGCCAAGCTGCTTCCCAACCAAGGGGATGCCAAGCAACAGATGCGGCCTCAATGCCAGAGCAAACTGATCCGAATCTCATATGCTTTTTCCTTCAGGTCTTGGACAGTCAATTGGGGGTATGACAACACACCAAACGGCTTTGTATTGTCCCCTCGGTGCGACTTCCCATCGGTCAATATAAACATCAGGCATGTTCTTTAAAACCTTCCTGACATTGGTTTTGGTTCTACCTAGCAAGTCAGACAAGTCTTCCAATGTCATGCCATCAGGTACTCCTCGGAGTGCGACACGCACACTCTTAATCACAGACATGCTCATAAAGCCCCTTTTTCGGGCTTTTGAGCAGACTTTTGATCTCGTTGAGGGTCAAGGTGCTTGAGGAGTTGTTCGAGGCTCAGAGAGCCTGTTTTCTCAAGTCGCTCAATTTCGGTCAAAACGCAATCAACCCCAGCGTTGAATCCTTTGATGTAGTCGCTCATGATGGTCTCGCTCATAAAACTTCGTGGAGGTCTTCGCACCACACTTGATGCACGTCAAAAGAAACCTTTTCCAACACCAAGTCAATGGCTTGGTCAGGGCTAGTGGCCTCCACCTCATGGTCAGAGGTGTGGTTCTTGATGCCTTGAACTTTAACGGTGTAGATCATGCTGTCACCTCTTTAGCAAGGATGGATTGCAGACGAACTACCAACTGCTGAGTTTCTTCACGAGTCAGGGTAGTACTCATGCTTGCTTGGCGGCCTTGGAGGAATAGCCACACACCGCCATCATCCCAAAAGTCAACGGATACACGCACATTGTTTTTGGTGTTGATTGTGAAGTCTTCATTCATGATGTGTCCTTAGATGTTGCAGGTAGTTAACAATTTGTACTGATTGAGGGCTTGTTCTTTGGCTGACTTGGAAACATTACGAAACCAAGATGCTGTGCCATCCCAAGCCATGCCTTGCAGCTTACGCTCCTCTGTGATGGTCACATGCTGATAGTTGATGTGCTTGGCCGTTTGGACATAAACGCAAAACTTCCTCTTGCCAAGCCAAAAAATTTCTAATCCGTCTTTCATGATGTTTGTCCTTAAATGAGCCAAATGTAAATGCCAGTAGCGTGGGGGTACTGAGCCAAGATTTGTTTTTCAAGTTCATAGCGACCAACAGCCCAAATTGCATCTGCATGTTGCTTGTGGTCAGCGAAGAAGTTAATGCCAAAATACTTCATGTCACTCTCCCACATACTCATTGGATTCTGCAATCAAACGCTTTTGCTCTTGCTTGGTTTCTTCTGACAAGCGAACAAACTCATCAGTTGGCACATCAAACGTGATGTCTTTACCCTCAGCATCAAAGATGAATACTTCATAGACTTCCGCAGAGTTGTGGTCATGCGGATAGTTGTTTTCTTCGGGAAAGTGATCATATGCGACTGTCACATCTTGAACTGTCTCGCCATCATCAAACGAAACAACATTCTTGAAGTTGTGTGCAAAGTCAGAAATTTTGTTGGTGTGTGTCATGTTTAGGTTTTTCAAGTAACCGCCTTATTGGCGTGAGGTGATTGTAATATGAAATTAAAGTGGGGGTCAAGCCCCCTACTAAATTATTTTTGTGGGGAAACACGGATGTCAGCACGGCCTTCTTTGCGGAAGGTAGCCAACACATCATCGGTGATGCCATAGGAGACGCAAAGCTTTTTGTAGTCAACAGTGCCTGAGACTTCGATGAGCTTGACAGTCACGCTGTGCAACTCACCTTTGTGCTCGCCTTCGCCATACTTGTTGGCGATGGCTTCTTTCATTGCTTTGACTTGATCAGCCAATGCTTTGGCTTGTTGGTCGAGCACGTAGAGTGCGTCGATGTCAGAAGTGATTGTGGAGATCAGGGCTTCTGTTTGGATCAATGTTGCTGTAGTCATGATGTTTGTCTTTCAAGTAACCTGCTTATTGCAGTGATTGCATCTTAACACGAAGTTAAAGCGGTTGTGCAATCTTTTTTTAAATATTTTCATTAGGACAAACCCTACCTCTTGATCAATAGCTCCATTACCCTCTGCACGGTGATGTTTAGGGCATCAATCTCCTCCATCTTGGCTATGGCCCAGGCGCGCCTCTCGCCATGCCAGCCCATCTTGCTCCCTTGATGGCAGGACTTGCACAGGGCGATCACGGTGTATTGGCGATGCTGCTTGACATGATGGGCATCGCTGGGTCCCTCTTGGTCACACACCGAGCATGGGAGCTCTTTGACTAGCCCGACATAGGCTTTTTCTTTGGCGGTTAGGTTGTTGTTCACAGGGTAGCCTTGTCAACATGGCGGTTAGAGGCTTCCTGGGAGCGCCATACGGCGATTCTTTCCTGTGCGGCTATCAGCATCCATCTGAGGCGCTCTCGCTCCTCTACGGCCTGTCTGAGGGCAACTAGATGCTCTTTGTAGCGAGGTGAGGCATAGGCTTCCCTCTCTTGCATGGCTGCGGTCTTGTACTCGCCATTGCCAAAAATTTCAGCATTTTTCATTTCCTCGGCCTTGATGGTCTTCCTTAGTTCCTCCATAAACACCTTGTTAGCCTCGGCTTGGGCATATTCGGCAGACTTGGCGATCATGAAGTCAACCGCGGCATTTGGATCAATAAGTTTCTCGCTCATGTTTGCTCCTCTACTTCGACAATAAGTTTTCCGGGTTTTGTTCCTAGTTTCCTGTAGATCAGGATGGGCTGAAAGAGTTGGTCATTCACAAACAAAGCATCAGCCAAGCCATCCAATGCCCCCTTAGCGGCTGCCAGGCAGTTGTCCGCATCACGCTTTCGCTTGTCAGGCATCTCAAAGGTCAAGGTAAGCTTTAGCTCGCCTCCAGCATGCTTCCAACCATTAAGCTGGTGTTTAGCAAGCCAAGTGCTAGTCTCTCGGTAGTCCGAGCGAAGTTGGTAGAGCTTGCCCCAATGAACCCCTTTGGCTCGGTTAGGGAATAAATCTGATGGGGGGAAGTCAAGCTCAATCCGCACGATGCATCCTTGTTCGGATGGCATGGGCTAATTCATCAAAGCCAGCTTGTTGGGCAATCTGTGCACAGGCTTCTCGCTCTATGCCGATAGCTTGCTTGGTGGTTTGGATGGCCACGGCCATGATCTCAGCCTTTGCCTGGGCCAAGCCCTCCTCAAACTCTTTTGCGGTGTACAAGGTCTGTCCTGTGCCTTGAGCAAAGAACTTCTTTTGGAAGTCACTTAGTTCTACTTTTGCCATTTTCTCTCTCCTGTTTCATTCGGTTTACTAGGTCTAGCATGGCTTCTGTTCCACGCCTCTTTTCGATGTCATTCTTTACTTTTTGCCACCAGAATTGCGCGTTGCCTGAGCCTTGCTCGATAGCCTTCTTCATGTAGCGGCTGATCCATTCCCGAGCCTCGCACTGCTTCATGTGTTCCAAGGTCTCCGGTGAGATTGAGACATTCGAGGGTGCAAGCCTCACTGTAGGCATCGCCCAACCCTTCACGGATTTGACTGAGGATTTTTTGGGCATCATGTTTGGTCATGCTTTCCTCTTAGCCAAGCCTGCACGAATAGCCAACTCATTGCGCAAGCGGTACTCATACTTTGTTTTGCGGATCTTCTCGTGCTCAGTCGGCTGAAGCTCAGGCTCATCATCGAACAAGGCGGCAAACTCTTGCCACTTTGGCGGGTAGCCATTAACAGGTGCTCCCCAAGTGATCATGTCGATCTTCATGACTTCGGTGATGGCAAGGCGGATACTCTCGCTCTCCCGAAGGGCTTGTGTCACCCGAGGCCAGTCCTCTGATTGGGCTTGATGGTGGTAGGCACAGACCCAATGTCCACCAGTAGAGATGCCACCCGCCATGGGGCAACCATTGGCAAAACAGTAGTGGTTGTTTGGACCATCATCAATGGCCTCGGTTTTTGTGAATTTTGTAAAGTTTTTAAGTGCCATGATCAATCCCTGTGGTATTTGCCTTCAATGATTTTTGCGAAGTTGGTTGGTTTAATGACCCACTCAAGGTCAGCCAAGAATGGCGGTTTATCCTTAGATTGGGTTTTGCCTGTCAGGAACTTAGATCCCCTGATGTGTTCAAAGAACTGCTTCCACCATGCCAAAACATCAGCATGGCTGACAGGACCTTCTTTTGACAAGTCCAAGGCAACCTCCCTCCACCTCTGTCTTAGGTAACCAGCACGAGTATCGTTCCAAATCTCAATTGTTGGCAGATTGGGAAGGGTTGAGTGGTACAGAGCTAGAACACCTTTGTGGTCGCATCCTGGTAACTTTGAACCTTGTTTTGCTTCAGGTTCGCCTGTTGGCGGACGAACAGTATCTTTAGATACTGTAATTTGGTTCTTGGTTATTGGTTTATGGTTAGTGGTTAGTTGCTCATCAGATGAACTACTGTTCAACACCTGTTCATCATCTGTTGAACGCTTGTTCTTCCTTCGTTCAGCAGATGCTTTACCAGCGTTGGATTTTTTGTCCAAAAAGGAGCGATATTCAGCTATCTCTTGATCGCAACGTGTGTGATGCCATCCATTTTCGGCAAGCCAAAAGAATGCCTCCAAGAGCATTTCTGTCTCTTCAACAGATGCTCCAATTTGGAAAGCCAAGACCTTGGCATCAGGTTTCAAAGGTTTTTCGCTGTCGTAATACATCCAAAGTAGGCGCAAATAGGCCATTGATTGAGTGTCTGACAGACGTGCGGTGGCTTTTATAAAGTCACCAATGTGGTGTTGGTAGTAGTGCATTTCCCGCCTTTTTATCGCCCCCTAAAAGAAACTGCGGCAGGAGAGGGGGTAACTCTTTTCGGTACGCTCATGACTTCGTACCTAGCCGTGTTTCAAATCATGTTACACGAAAAACAGATCAGGTCGCAAGTCTTTTCTTGTGACCAAACCTTGTGTTGCTTTTTCAATTTTTACGGCCAAGGCTGCGGATGCGGTTCTACGCTCATGGATGAGCAGAGACATCCATGTCAGGCTGATGCCCAGATACTCCGCCATCTCACCCCTTGCGCCCAACGGCTCCGTCGAAAAATACTCTTGCAATGTCATCATTGTTCTTCCTTGGCGGCAAGTATACATTAACTTTGAATTAAAAGAACCCCTGCAAATTAGTCGGGATTGTATTGTGCGTTTTTAATTCGGTGTTAAGATTCTCGCACGCCGATACGGCGGTTAAGGAGAATCAATTGGATAAACAACTTCCCTACACGACCAAGTCTGGTCTTCAAATTGGGTGCAACTACACCCCTCCCCAACGCAACTACATGAGTGCTGATGCAGAGCTTCTGCAAATGGCATTGCTTGGCATTGAGCCTGAGTTCTCTCAGCGCCGCATTGCTGGTTGGGTTGCCTACACCCTGTTCCTGATTGCGCTGTACGCAGTGCTGATTCTGTGGGGGGTTTGACATGAATGATGATGAATTCCGCACGATGCGCATTAACGTGATCTTGTTCTTCATTGGAGCGCTGATCCTTGCCCTCGACCTTTTTATTTGGAGACCTTAATGAATTTACAAGACGTAATTTGGCTCGACACTAGCAAAGGGCGCATCGGTGTTTTGATGGTGCTTGATTGGCACACAGAGACGCTTCACTACTACCTTGGCATTGCTGATGGCATGAACACCAACATTGACATCAATCACATCTACAACGGGGGCGTGAAGCTTCCTGACAATGTAGGTATGGCTTTGTTCTTTGGAGATTCAGATTGATCACCATGGCTACACACGCAGAGTATGAACAATGGAAAGCAGACCCTGTTGCACAACAGGAATATTCAAAATATTTACTTGAGGAAGCAAAAAAAACAGCACCAGACTTAGACGAATTTATTGACCAATTTACAAAACAATTTGACCAAATTTTTAAGGAAAAATCATGAGCTTTATCGTAGAAAACACATCCGCTGGTGGTGACTTCACCCCTGTGCCCCCAGGTCTTCACTTGGCTCGGTGCTACCGCATCGTTGACCTTGGCACACAAACATCTGAATTTATGGGTGAAACAAAGCACCAGCGCAAGATCATGCTCGGTTGGGAACTCCATGGCAAAGATGATGCTGGCAATGACCTGAACACTCAGCGTGGCGATCCCCTAGCAATCTTCAAGAACTACACCCTGAGTTGGAATGAAAAAGCCAACTTGCGCAATGACCTCCAAGGTTGGAGAAACAAGCCTTTCTCCGAAGATGAGATGAGACGCTTTGACATCTCTTCAGTTCTAGGAGCTTGGTGCATGCTCAATGTGATTGAGCGCCCAGGAAAGAATGGCAAGATGTACTCCAATGTGGGAAGCATTGCCCCTGTTCCATCTGTTGTGAAGCAAGCGGGACTACCTCAGCCCCACAATGACATCCAACTGTTTCGTTTGGCTGAGCCTGACTATGACCTCTTTGAGACATTTGGCAAGGGGCTTAAGGAGAAGATTCAAGCTTCACCTGAGTGGCAGGCTGTCCAAGCCAAAAAAGGCTCTCAAAAGCCCGATAAAGCCCCTCCAAGCGGCTTTGATGACATGGAAGATGACTTGCCCTTCTGACCATGTCACAACTTGACCTTCGTTTTGATGGTGCAGACTACAACCCAGCTCGTGACAATGCCCGGTTGACAGGGCAGATTTTGCGAGTTTGGGACTGCATGTGCGGTGGCGCATGGAAGACCTTGCGACAGATATCAGACGAAACAGGTGATCCTGAGTCGAGCGTGAGTGCTCAGCTCAGGCATCTGAGAAAGTCCCGCTTTGGGGCGCATACCGTTGAGAGAGAGTACATCCAAGACGGGATTTACAGATACAGATTGCTAATCAATGAAAAGGAAACTGCATGACGATCACAGTGAGAGCAAGTGAGAGTAGCCATTGGTACACCCGAGAGGGGTCACCAAAATACACCGTGGAGGCCAAGAATGGGAATCTACGCAACACCACACTAGCGGATGCCAGGAAGCTAGACCTAGTCCCATCGGTCACCACCATCATCGGTTGTGCCGCCAAACCGGGTTTAGAGGCTTGGAAGCTTAACCAGATGATGCTCGCCTCCATGACCCTGCCAAGGGCTCCTGATGAGGCTGAAGACCTGTATGTCCAGCGAGTCATCAAAGACTCAAAGGAACACGCTAGGGCGGCTGCTCAAAGGGGTACAGAGGTTCATACCGCCTTGGAGAGCTGGTATGAGGGTGTGATGGTCGCTGACATGGTTGAGTACCAAATGGGTGTCGGTGAGGAGGTCAAGAAGCTTTTTGGCGAACCTGAGTGGATAGCAGAAAAGTCCTTTGCTTGCACCCTCGGATTTGGTGGAAAACTAGATTTGTGCACCACAGATGGCGATGGAATTGTGATCGACTTTAAGACGAAAGAGTTCACAGACCCCGCCAAGGTGGATACCTATGACGAGCACCTTATGCAATTGGCTGCCTACCGCCTGGGCCTTGATCTGCCCAAGGCTAGGTGTGCAAACATCTTTGTGTCGGTCACAGAGCCTGGACTCGTGGTCACCAAGGAATGGTCTGAAGAAGACTTAGAACGAGGGGAGGAGATGTTCTATCACCTCCTCAAATATTGGCAAGCTAAAAACAAACACAAGTGAGGACATCATGTTTATTTCAAATGAAGAGAAAAATTATTTGCTTGATAAAGTAAAAGGATTGGTCAAAGACATGAGTCTTGCGGCTACTGAAATCATAATGCTCAAAGCAAAAATCAAGGTTCTTGAGGGAGCAAAGGCTACCCCTAAGAAACAAACGACTGCCGCTCAAAAGGCAAAACAGCGTGAGTACATGAGAAAGTACACGGCGCGTAAACGGGCAGAGAAACTAGCACAGGCACAAGCATGAACCCCTATCTCGACAAAGACCAAATCAAAGAAGCTTTCCGCAAGATTTACCTTGAGGAGACCCATGACTTCCTAGAGGAAGACCTTCAGAAGCTTGCTGATGGCTTCATCATGGCGGCCATGCCTGCTATCGTGAAGACCGAGCGCGACATGTGCATCAAGTTTGTGAACTCGCTCAACACCAATGTGGCCCGTGCTCTTGGTGAATATCGTGAGAACCTATGACACCCAAGGACTTCGTCACGGAGTTGTTTGGAGAGGGGTGGAAGCCTGCACAGCTTCCATCTTTCCTTGATGCCATCAAGGGTTGGTCTGAGGACTCTCAGAGGTACTATGCTATACGAGACTTTGCTAAAAAGTTAGAATGGCACACCGAACCAAGAGATCGCAAGGAATGCCACGAGTTTGATGACCTTGTGGACTCTAAGCGCTTTGAACATGATCTTGATGAAAATTGATGCAAATGGCGAGTTAGAAGCAGATTGGGAGGCTATTGAAAAGCTGACCAAATGCTTTGACAAAGGCTGTAAGTCTGAAGAGGCTTACAAAGCCAAGCTATTTTCGTTAGTTCTTGAGCATGGGTATGACGCTGCCATGGATGATGTAGAGCATGATCGCAAGCAGGTTCTTTTTATGCTTTGCACACCTGCTGGCAACGCATAAAAAAAGCCCCCGTATGAGGGGGGCTAACACAAGTGGCAACTGCTCGAAAAGACACTTGTAAGGCAATCAGGGTCTAGGATACCCGATAAATGGTCGGCTTGCCGTAGCTAATTCTTCTTCTGTTGGCGGCATCTTCAATCTACGCTGTAACTCAGGATCTGATTCCTGGGCCAAAACATTTCTACGGATGTTGCGGAAAGTAGGGATGCCAATGCTCAAAGGAGCGGCCACAGGGAATGCAGGCGGATACAGAGAAGCACCTGTTGCCAATGCTCCTGCAGTACTCAAGCCGATGTCGGTGTAGTCACGCTCCATAGGTGCACGTTCATACTGAGTTTGGATGTCAGCCAAGTCCCTACCGATGCTCAAACCAGCAAGTGGTGGTCCGATCACAGGCATCAATCTCATGCCCTGGCTCATCATGCCTGTAAACAAGTTCTTGACTTGATCCAAGCCCGATGGTGGGGGAGGCACTGTAGAAACAATTGGGGCTTTAGGAAGCGGTGCAAGCTGAGCGGGTTGGCCAGCTTCGGGAGCTCGCATCACATAGGACTCGCGGGGACCTCCACCAACACCTTGGCCTTGGGTCATGATCCCACCAAACCGTGGATTCTCAACAAAGTTACCAGCACCCATGCCTTGAAGGCGAGTCATTGCCTCACGGCGCTTTTCTGCCAAATCCCAAGCACCACCCTCTTGTTTGGTGTTGCTCAGAGCCTGTCCGGCTTCGATGTCTGTCAAGCCAAGTGCTTTACTTGTGTTGTAAGGGATAACCCCTGTTTGACCTTTAGCCATTCGACCTCCATCGGCAGGTCCCATGGGTATTGATAAACCGCCTGTAGGAGCGCCCTTAGAAGAGCCAGGAGCCACTTGTGGGGGGGTAGGTGCGCCACTAGCTGGTAAACCGCCCATAGGGGCTGTAGGAGCGGTTGGTGCTTTAGCCTCATTGAAAGCCTTTGCCAACTTACCAACAGTAGTTGCGGCAGTTCTGCCAACATAAGGGGATGCGGCAACAGCGGCTCCCCCTAGTCCACCCATCGCACCATATTCCTGGCGTCTGAGGTCAGCGGCTGAGTTCTCACGAATAAAGTCTTCAGCGGTAGTCAGCTCTTTTGCATCAGCCAAACTAGCGATGGGAGCTTCAGGAGCTTCTGGGGCTTGCGCTGGTTCTTCTTGTGACTCAGCGGGGGCTTGGATGTTAGGGTTAAATAGTTCAAACGTACCAAAACTTTTTAAGTCTTGAACATACTGTTTGGTTTTAGGCCCCATCGGCTTATCAGCGGCAAGATCTGCAATTGCATCAGGGCCACTATGGTAGTACACCGCCGCCAGTTTGGGGTTGTTGTTTGTGTACGCTAAAGCTTCCTTGAGGTTTTTAAGGCCAGCATCAAGGTTCTTCTCAGGGTCACGCAAATCAGCTTCAGAATAACCGTAAGCCTTACCAGTTGGAATTAAAACCTGCATCAAACCAATTGCGCCTTTTTCACTGTCAGGCGTATTAGGGCGAAGTCTACTTTCTTGGTAGGCAGTGGCAACTGCAAGCGCTGGATCGACGCCAATGGCTATGGCTCTTTGGGCAACCTTCTCGGCTTGCTTTAGCTGTTCTTGGTCAAGCTTTTTTGGAAAATTAAGTTTGAGATCAGCCATGTTTAATCCGTTTGTTTGTCTACGTTTGCCCCAGCCGCATTCAAGTCTGGCCTTGTGCCACTAGAAGAGGCGCGTGGCTTACCAGACCAAATAGACTGCAACCTCGCCTCATATGCCTTGAGCATCTTTTGGTACTCAGGTGTGCGACGGAATTTATCGTAAGACATATTGGTGTCTGTAATTTTGTCAGCAAGGCTCTCAGCAAAGTTGGCACGAGCAATCAGCATGTCAGCAGTCTTGTTGATTGAGTTGACCGACATCTTAGTACTGATCGTTGTGTCAGCAAACATTTTGCGCTCACCATCAGAGAATGCACCTTGACCCTTAGCCAATGTACTAGCCTCAAACTTAGCCCGGGCCACTTGAGTTCCCATTTGATAGTAGCGATCCAAAACATCTTGCTTGCGACGCTCGTAGTCTTCACCCTTTTCATTGGGTTTTTGCTCTACATTGAACTTCACACTAGCCTGAACCATGGCATCTCTAAAGCCAACAGGGGTAAAGCTACCCTCATCAACCATCTTAGCTAAAGCGGCCCGGATGGTTGGCTTCTCAAAGATACCAAAGACTTTTTCAGCGCCTTCTTGACTAACTAAGTTTTTAGCAGTTTCAGCAACCGACCTAACCTCAATGGCAGGCTCAACCTTATCTAAAGCCAAGCTTGTGCGTTTAGCACGACCCTTAGCTTCATCTTCTTTCTCAGCTTTAAGAGCGGCTGCGGCGGCTTGCTCTTGCTCAACAGTTAATCTAGGCTTTTGTTCAGTTGCCGTTTGAGCAGGGGCATTAGCAGGCGGTGCACCAGTTGGTGTTGCATTCGGTGGGCTTGGTGGGTTCTGCAAGCCATAAATAATTTCTTTTGCAAGAGCCGCTCTTTTGGCTGGATCTCTCTCACGCCCATACATCTTGGCTTGTGATGCGGGGATTTTTAAGTTGCCAAAACCATCAATGTAAGTCTCAGTAGGCGTTGGATCAAAGTCTGTGTAAATTCTTCCAGTGCGCAGATCAGTGGTTTGACCTTTTTCACTTTGAAGACCCTTGCGACGAAACTCATCAATTGCTTGAATAATTTCATATGGCTCTTTGCCTGCGTTTTGCATTGAGAGCGCAATCATTTTCTCTTGATCGCTATATCCTCTTTGTTGAGGAGGAAACAGTTGCACCCCTGCTGGCGCTTGTGGAGGCTGAGGAGCCACAGGGGGTGCAGAAGGTGGTGCAGAAGCCTGGACAGGAGCTGCTTGTGGAGCAACTTGTGGAGTAGGTTGTGGACCAGGCGGTGGTGCAGACAATGGAGAAACAGGGGGTGGTGCTACCGCAGGCAACCCGCCACTCGCTGGCTGAGCTTTAGGTGCTTCAGATGCAACAGGAGCAACTTGAGGTATAGCATCTGGCACACCGCCACTCATGATGTTTTTCATAAGGTCAGCGCTTTGCTGAGCTTTTTTGGTTTGAATTTCAGTGGAGAGACCTTGCTGAGCCATATCTAAACGCATCTTTGCCATTTCCATGATGCGTTTATCTTCAGCGGATTGGGCTGGACCCACCTGCGCGGCAACATTACCTAGCGACTCACCAAAAGATCCAGTCTTTGTAGGCGCTAAGAAACCTTGAGCCATGGCAAGGTAAACAGGGTCAAATAAGCGATTGTTATTTCGCTCTTCAAACTTCTCTAAAGCATTTTTTTGGGCGTCTAAATACTTTTGCATGGCATCACTGCCAATTACGGTACTTAGGTTCAGTGGTTTGTCAGCCATGTCAGTCCTTAGCCAGGGAAGTCGCCAAGATCTCGGGAGTAATTTGCTTCATCTACGCTTTGAGATCCGGGCGTAAAACTAGATGAACCATCAGGCAATAATCCGCCAACATATTTAAACGCTCTGTCCAAAAGACCAGTTTGGTCTTTGTTTGTTCCAGCCGCAACCAATGAACCCAAGCCACCAATCTGAGACAGGATGGAGGGGCCATATGCGCTGGCGGGGCCGTCAAACTTCTCAGTAGTCACCGTTGGGTATGTATAACCACGTAGGATCTGAGCCACGTTGCTTGCCATTGTGGTTGGTGCATTAATGATGGCTTGGTTCTGAGCTTGCTCAATAGCACCGATGTCAGCCTGAGTCTTCAGACCAGTCGTTGCGGCTTGCTGTTCTTGAGCACCCAGAGAACCTAGCATTTGACCCGCTTGTGTCTGACCGCTCATCTCACGCAAGGCGGCATCAAGGGCTGACTGATAACCAGCCGAGCGAGCCTTGTTCTGCTCTTGTAGAAGAGTTGTGTTCACATCACCCATAGTCTGGCCAAGAGCATTGGCATATCGAGTGCCACCTAAACCGCCTGTACCTACAAAGCCAGCCTTGAGCTGAGGCAAAAGGTTACGTTGGACATTGGAAGCACTTTGTGCGGCCATGCCACCCACAACCGCATTCTCGTAGGGGTTGTAAAACTTGGAGATGTCAGTTGGGCTGATGCCTGTAGCTTCCTGGCCTGTTGAGTATGCTAAATCCATTGGATCTTGGTAGCGATACAGGTCGGTAGGAGCATTGGTAGCCGCACTCTTTTGTAGCGTGGTTAAGGGCGCAACATAGGGCGTACCAGCGGTTGTAAGCTGTGCTTGTGTAGGTGGCGTGTAAACACCAGTAACAGGATCTTTGACGCCCAAAGTCTGCTGACCTTGCGTAGCAAGTTGCGTCAGGTAATCCGTCAGGTATTGAGGAGCAACAGCCGCGGTTTCGCGGGTTGTTGTTACATTTGGTGGCGCTACGCCTTGGGTTAAGCTTGCCATTTATTTGCTCCTTACCTTCTTTAGGTAGTCAAGTGGTGATTTCAATGCGGGTGGCGGTAGGTCTTTTGGCTTCTTAGACCGTGCTCTAGCGCGAATTGAGTGCATCATTTCGTATAGTTTATCTGAACCTGCCTTGGTTGAGCCATTTCCTAGAGCAGAAACTACATCCGCAGGGAACACAAACTCACCATCAGCCAACATGGCTTTGATGTCATCGGACTGACCGTCACCCTCACCAGCAACATGAGCGCCATGGCGGAAGTCCAATCGACCGTCACCTCGGGGTAGAGCTCCTAGGGCGCCACCAGACTTGACCAGCAGGGGTAGGGGCATACCGCCAGAAGCCATTTGCAAGGGGGCAACAAAGCCACCAGCTTTAAAGCCAAGGGATCCTTCTACCTCTTCGTCTTTTTCACCAAACAACGAGTCTAGGTCGTCTGGGGCTGTGCCGTATTTCCATGTGCCTTGATCTGGCATATCTGGTTCCTGTGTATTAACTTGAGGTAATGCTGGCATTTTCTCAGTATTCATGCCTTCTTGCAAAGCCTGTAGTTTGGCAAGCGGATCCACGAACTTATCCTGAGTCATGTACGCCTTGAGCATCTGAGGGGGAAGGCGATCCATTTCACCAGCCATAACTGCTCCACCTAGCAAACCAGCACTTAAAGTCGCTTTTTTCTTGGTTGAAGGTTTAGTCGTTTGGGTGGTATCTGGGGTGGCTGTTAGCGATCCAGAGATCAAGTCATTGACAGACTTAACTAGGTCAATCTTGTCAAGCGTTGTTGTTGCAGTTTCGTTTGCTGTGTTTCTAATCTCATCAATGTTGATATTGATGTTGGCGTTGATGTTAGCGTTGTTTGCGGCGTTCACCGCGGCATCAATAGCCGTATTCTTATCTACGCCAGAATTTATAGCCGCGGCTACAGCCGCATTAACTGCTGTGGTTACTGCGCTATTTGCATTTGCATTTGCATTCGCGTTGGCGTTGGAATTAGCATTGGCGTTTGCGTTAGTGGTTGAAGCCGCAGTAATTGCCGCAGTCACCGACGTTGAAATTGCATTGGCGGCGCTGACATTGTTGTTCAGCGCAGTCGTCACAGAAGACTCCACAGCAGATGTAATAGCTGATGAGCTGTTGACGTTGTTTGCTACAGCCGTTGTGATTGCTGAGGTTACAGTTGAGGTGATCGACGCAGAGGCATCAGCACCTTTGCTTATGCTTGCGGCAATAGAACTGCTTACCGTGTTAGCAATTGCTGTATCAGCGCCTACACCAGCCTTGGTAGAGGCAGTAATTGAGCTGGTAACCGTTTGAGAAACACTAGCGCCACTTGTGATTGCAGACGTAACAGTCGAATTGATTGCTGTCGATGAGTTTGCGCCAGCAGTGATTGCTGAGTCAATTGATGTTGTAACGGTTTGGTTTACGTCAGCACCGCTGTTAACGGCAGAAGATACAACGCTTGTAATTGACGTGCCAGCATCGGCACCATTGGAGATCGCAGAATTGAGCGACGTTCCAACAGTCAGCTCAACACTTGCACCATTTGACAAAGATGTTTGAACAGAGTTTGTGATGGCTGTGTTTATGCCAGCTTTGTCGCCAGTAGCAATTGCAGTAGAGATATTGTTATTGATCGTTTGGGTTGTGGCAATGTCGGTTGGAGACGTTGCAACAGCAGTACCCTTACCAACAGCCCCACCAAGAACGGTTTGTGTCAAGGCTTTGTTTACATCTAGGTCTTGACCCAAAATGGCATTGACAGCAAGGGACGAACCACCCTCTTGACCGCCTTCAACAACGCCCTCGCCAACAATCTTAGTTCCAGCCTTGGCGCCTATGTTGCCAATCTTGCCAACAACAACGTCTGCAACCTTGCCTAGCGTTAACTGAACAGCGGCTTCTGCCATACCAGCGGCGGCGCCTGCTTTTCTAGCATCTGTTAAAGCGTCGGCGTGGGATTTGCCCTTTTTGATAGACTCATCATAGGTATCCAAGGCGGCATTACCAGCGGTCTCAGCGGTGTCCATAGCGCCTGTGGCAACCAAGATTCCTTTGAGAGTTCCGCCCCCGAGGAAGAGGCCAGGCAACTCCTGGCGCAACTCAACCTCTACTTGGCGACCTAAACCGCTTGTGCCATCCATGATGCGGCCAGCAATAACACCAAGCTTTTCCCATCCTTGCGCTCCCTGAACCAATGACATGGTGTCATTCCAGTTCTTAGTATCCACAACACCATTGCCAATGCTTTGACCAACCTTAGTCAGGTTATCGCCACTCTTTACAAAAGCATCTGCAAGGGGCTTGTTGTTTGTCAATAAAGCTAAGCCACCTGCAACATTCTTTTCTAAGTTACCAGCGGCTTCATATGCCGTGCTCACGCTGTTTGTGATTGGGCTGTCAGGGTTGTTCTTCAAGAAGTCGTTTGCCGCCGCACTACTCAACTTCATTTGATTTTGAATGGTGTTGGCTAAACCAGAAAAGAAACCTGATGACTGAATTGTTTTTGTAGCGTTGGCTTGTTGAACGGCAAGCGCATCTGCGGCAGTAGCTCGTGCGGCTGTATCGCTTTGAGCGGCAACAGTCTTAGATGCATCTGTAACTGTAGCCAGATTGGTTCTGTTCAACTGATCAATGGTAGGGCCAGATAAGTCTGGGCGCTCAGCGGCTGTAGCAGTTGAGTACTCTTTACCTTGCCATGTAAATGTTTTCCCAGCGCCTAAGCCAGCTCTTGCCGTGGCAAACGCTTCATTAAATGTCTTGGCGTTTTTAATGTCATCCAAGACCGCATTTTTTTGGGTCTCATTAAGAGCTTGAGTTACAGCCGTGCTTGACGCACCCAAAGTGTACGTCTTGCCATCAAATGTAAAGGTTGTACCTGTTGGGTTTCTCTGTTTAGCTAAATAAGCCGCTTCTTCAAGATTGTCTGCTTCTGCGTTACCAATGACTGTGTTGTTGGCTTTTGCATTAGCCGCCACTGCCGCGTCTACACCTTCAAACTCACCACCCTTAAGATTGGCGGCGGTGTTTGTTGCCAGCGCGTCAGCTTCAAGTTGTGCTATAGCGTTGCCAGCGTTGTTGTTGTCAATTGTGTAAGTCTTGCCACCAAACGTGAACTTACCATAGCCAGCCGTATCAGCCGCTTGCATCGCCGCGTTGATGTCCGTTGCTCCAGTGCCATCAAATGTCAAAGCCTTTTCAATCTCAGTATTGACGGCGTTGTTGATGGTTGTATCAGCCTCAATAGCTTTGGCAACAGTTCCTGTCTTTGAAGCGTTTACAGCCGCAGTCCCAGCGGCAAAACCAGCATCTATAAGATCACTTATAGACAAGTCACCACCATTGTTGATGGTGGTTTTGACTACGCTTGAAACAAAAGTTTTTTGACCAGCACTGAGGTCGTTGAAACCTTCTACATTCGCGAGAAGCTCGTTTGTTGTAGCATCAACACTTCCAGATAACAACAAGTCTGTAACATTTGCTTTGCCGCCACTAGCTACAAATTTACCAGCCGCATCGGTAATAATTTTTGCGCCTGTTTTGCCAAACGTATCAACTAAGTTGGTGGTGAAATCTGCACCAGCTTGACCAAACGTATTTGTAAGCGCATCAGTTGAGCCAAGATTTTTAACAAGTTCACCACCAGCATAGGAAAGCAGTGCACCTGTAACAATGCCTTTGCCACTTTTACCCATGGCGGCTTGAAGAGCGGCTACGCCTGCGGGGCCTCCAAAGTAACTAGCGGCAAGAGTAGCCACTTTGCCAAGGAATGGATCATCGGCAAACATCTTGACTAAGTCATTGGAAGAATGACCAGTTGTGTAGAAGATAGGTTTGCCATCATCAGTGAAGGCTGTCCTAAAGGCTGTGTTACCAGAACCAGCATAGGTTCCAGAGAACATGTCACCTATCTTGTCATCTTCACTGTAGTCTTTAATTAATGCTTCACCAGTGAGCTTATTGCCAATAACCTTTTGAGTTCCGATTGGGGCTGTGTAGTTAGTGGTCATGTTGCCACTCTCACCGCCATAATCGGTTTCAGTTTTAACTAAGCTTGCATCTACCTTGTTGCCTTGAGCGTCTGTATAACCTACGATTTTTTGAATAATGATGGGGCCATTCTCATCGTACCCACCAGTATCTACAGTTTCATAAATAGGCGTTACAGCAACATCAACTTTCTTGTCAACCAATGCAACATCATTGATGTCTTTAACTCCACTAGCCACCAAGTTTTTAGCCATGGCTTCAGCATTAGCATCAGCAGAACCAAAGCCCTGACCTGTCCATTTAGACGTTGTGCCTTGAGCCAAGATCTGCTGTTTGACCTTTTCTACATCGCTTGCGTTTAGCTCATAGGTCTTGCCTTGAAATTGAGCTATGACAGTGGCTGGTTTAGCTACCGCGGCGGCATTGCTGTCAGCCAGTTCTACTTTTTGTTCAGCATTTAATGTTGTAGCCGCAGGAATAGTTGTGACAACATTGTTTGTTGCTGGCGTTGTAACTTGATTCAATGCACCAGTTGTTGTTGCGGCGGCTGTATTTGTTGCAGGCGTTGTGGCTTGTGTTAAAGCACCAGTAGTACCAACAGTGTTTGTTACAGGTGTTGTTACAGGTGTCAACGCACTAGTATTTGTGTTTGAATCGTAGTCGCCGTAATAATTGTTTGATGTGTCTTCAAGTACAGTGTTCTTACCGCTTGTAACAGCAGATAAACCACCTGCATAAACATCAGGCGCAAACTGTTGCGCAAAATAATCTGTTTCAACTACTGGTGGCGCGGTGTACATGCTGTACGCCTGCTCGATTGCAGGAGTAGCAACACCTAAATTGCTTAAATAATCAATCGCTAATTGTTGGTTTGCGGGATTGTCACCACCAGCCAAGCCCGTGAACTCCTTGTAGGCGTCAGCAATTTCTTGGGGTGAACTTGATGCTGAGAGTCTTTCAAATAGTGCCATATCAGTTCACCGCTGGGTTAACAGAGTTGACAAGAGCTTGCGCCCATTCTTGCCAGTCGTTGTAGATAAAGGGGCCGGGGATGCCCTCGTTCGCAAACACATCAATCGCTTTTAACGCTGACGCCCAATCTTGCCAATTCGTGCTTGGATCTGGTATGCACAACTGCTGAGACGCGTACTGCTCACACATAAGCGACGCCCACGACTCAAAGGTGTGGTAGCGAGGGTCATAGACCAAATTGGTGTTAAGGATGGTTGCCATTACGGTCTCACATCTCCGAAGTCAGCGTCTAAGAGGATCTTACCAACTTGATAGTTTCCACCAGCCACGTTAGAGACAAACTTTAACCTCAGCTCACGACGCTGTTCGCGCATGTCAACCTTGCCTGTTGTTGGGGAGAACGTGTACGCAGAAGACGTGACATCTTGAGACTGAGCAAATGATCGTCCAGTCACGTACAGCTCCATGTCGCCACTTTGTACAAAGTCAGGCTCAACACGCTCTAGGCGTAGCCACTTGTTCTCACCGACTGGAGAAGGTTGAGAGGGGCCTCCTGAGACCAAGCCCAAGTCATTCGTCTCAAAGTAAGACTCAATCGCCACCGATAGAGCGCCAGTCACTTTGTCTGTACCAATCTCGTTTTGATACAGCGACACAAAGTCCATCAG